GTATGAATAATATTTACAGTATCTCGGATCAAAACTTTGATTTTGGTAAAACACCATTAAGAAAAGCTTCAACTAGTAGTCAAGCACAAGTAGAAGCAACACAAACAACTGAAAGCTATCAGCAAATAAGTGATGGACTTTAACAAATGAAAATAAGACAAGCAAATAAATTTGATTTACCTAATGTGTTAGATATGTTACGTAATTTTCGCAGTAACACTCCTATTGAAATGATGCGTGAATGCAATAATGAAGAATACATTAATAAATTATTTCATCATATTATTTTAGGTGGCGGTGTCGCATTGATAGCAGAAGATAAAAATACTGCTGGTATGATTATAGGCGTAAAGGATCAAAACATATGGGATCCAAATTTAAAAGTATTACGTGAATTAGTGTATTGGGTAGAACCACAGTATCGTGGCTCTAGTGCAGGCTATAAGTTATTGTTACAATATAACAAATTAGCAAAAGAGTTAGTTAATGAAAATAAAATCAATATGTATACAATGACTAAAATGGTTAACAGTCCAGATTTAGATTTTACTAAATTTGGCTATAAAAAGACTGAAGAAGTCTGGGTAGCAGGAGTATAATATGGCAATTTTTACAGCTATAGCGGCAACTGTATCAGCGGCAGTAGGTGGTGGTATCTTTGGTGCGATTGCAGGCTTTGCCGCAAGAACATTATTGACGATTGGTATTACTAAACTAATAGGTAATCGTGCAGGCACAAACGCGGCTGGTACACAAGACACTGGTGCAAGAATTCAATTGCCACCAGCAAGTAATAACAAAGTTCCAGTAGTATATGGTACAGCATACGTTGCACCAATCATAACAGATGCTAAGATTAGCGAAGACCAACGTACTATGTGGTATGTTTGCACATTAGCTGAAGTAACAGATACTGGTAGTTACACATTCGGTGATATCTATTACGAAGGTAAACGTGTTGTATTTGATGGCACAGATACAAGTAAGGTTACACAGTTAGTTACAAATAGCGATCCAGCGCAAGTAGACGACAAGATTAGTGGTCAACTGTATATGTGGAAATTTCCTAATGGATCTAGCAGTGGTATAAGCACTGGTGGTGCAAATGCAATTACACTGTTAAGTGACGCTGGTATTCCTGATGATTTGCAGTGGGATAGTGCATTGTATACGACTGGCGGTCAATCAGCGCAAATGTCAAACTTAGCGTTTATTGTAGTTAAAGTAATATACAATGATAACGCAGGAACTACTTCATTAAAACAAATGAGCGTTGAACTAACTAACAGTTTGGATGAGCCTGGTTCTGTTATAAAAGATTATTTACAAAATGTAAGATATGGTTGCGCTATTCCTATAGCTCAAATTGACACAGCTAGTTTAACTGCACTAGATGTTTATTCAGCAGAACAGATTACGTATTATCCTGTTGGATATCCAGTAACACCTGCGGCAACACAAGATAGATATAAAATCAATGGCCCTATCAATACAGGTCAAAACTGTTTAGCTAACTTACAGCAGTTAGTTGACGATTGTGATAGTTGGCTACAGTATAATGAACTTACTGGTCAATGGAAAGTTGTTATCAACAAAGAATTTGATGGCGCAATAGGTGATTTATATAAAGTAACAGATAGCAATCTAATGAGTGGTATCAACGTTAATCCTATTGACTTGAATAGTGCTTACAACATATTAGAAGTTCAATATCCTAACAATGTAGTAAAGGATCAAACAGACTATGCAACATTTAAGTTAGTTGACTATGCGCCTGAAGTGATGAGTCCTAACGAACCAGAAAATATATTGACTGTGCAGTATGGACAAGTTAACAACTACATTCAATCTGTATATCTAGGTCAACGTAGATTATTACAGAGTCGTGAAGATTTAGTTATTGATTTTACATTAGATTATAGTGGTATACAGATTGAAGCTGGTGATGTTATTACAGTTAAGTTTGAACCATATGCTTGGGATGTAATGAACAGTGGCGAAGGCAAACTATTCCGTGTATCTCAAGTGCAAGAAGCAAAAATTGATGATGGCACATTGGGCGTAAAGATATCTGCATTTGAATACAATGCAACAATCTATGCTGACAATCCAATTCAAGATTTTATAGCGGCAGACAATACAGGATTGACTGATCCAAACATATTAGGTAGACCAGATGCACCTATTATTGCAAATGTTGTATTAGCTAATAGCGGTGCAGTTGCTTCATTCAGTATGACTAGTTCTGTGCCTAGTGTTGGTAGCATTACTATGTTTGATTTTAACTTAGGCAATAGTAGTAACGTTGAAACACATAAACTTTATACTACATTACAAAGTGGTGCTGGTGTTCCCTTTACTGCTGGCGAAACATTAAGTATTACTGTTAACGATCAGAAAGTAGGAACATACTATGGTAGCGTAACTGCTCGTACAACAACAACTGGAGTACAGTCTTATAGTTCTGGTGCATTCAATTGGACAGCAGGTCTACAAGCAAACAGCGTTACTGGTGGCGCAAGCGGTGCTAATAGTATGATACAGGCCAACGCTATTACTAATACTAATATTTTAGCGGGATCACTACTTGGTACGGCTTTTGCTGTTGGTACTATTACTGCAAATTCTCTTGGTAATTCTGGAGTTACTGCAGGTTCGTATACAAGCACCAACATTACAGTTAACGCACAGGGTTTAATTACAAGTGCGGCAAATGGTACTGGTGGAGGTAACACCTCCCTTAACCTAGGAGATGTTACATATAGTGTTGCTCCTTCGCAGGTTGGTTTATATACTGTTGTTGATTTAGCTGGTGAGGCTTTTGATTATAATGCACCTGTGTATTTGGATGGAACGACTGTTAGTAGTTCATATTATTATCCGTTCTTTTCAGGGACTAGCTCTACAGCAAATGGCTACTATGCAAATAGTAGTGGAAGTTTTAACCCGGCAACAGCGTCATATTGGAGTGGCAATCAAGGTCAATATGGCGGCTGGTATAGTTTCGTAGCAATGGGCTTTCCAGTAGCTGTGCCTGCTGGTGCAACTTTAGTAAAAAAACTAACAGTGCAGTTAGTTGCTAATGCAAATACGTCAGTACAAATTAATCCTACTGGATTTTTTACTTCTTACGGAAATACAATGTTTACGAACGATCAAAGTATAGCTACATATGATTTGATAGCAAATAAACCTATGCTCGCTTCTACATTAATATCTCAGGCTGGTGATTTCTCTGACGTTAGTGGAAGTGGCTACGTTATTAGAAATATGGTTGCAGGGACTAGAGTTAATATAGTTACTGTCATTGCTACTGTGGATGCAGTATCATAAACAATAAATAGAATATAAGGAAAACAAAATGAGTTTACTATTAAACGGCGCAAAGACGATTACAATCGCTGGCACAGAGATGCAGTGTATAGAGATATACACAGGGGAAGCTTATACTTTTCCTTTTCAGTTTACTGATAGTGTAGGTAATGCAATCAATACAACTACTTGGACATTAGGCACTGGCGTAAAATATTATGTGGCTGATAATATTACGTATGATGCTGTGATACCAACAGAAATTGTGGTAGGTAATTTAACATTAAGTGGTAACACATACACTGGTGGTAATTTAACAGCCGCATTTACTACTCCTGCAACTGGTATAGGTTATTTGTATATACCAGCAGACTTAACTGGCGCAGTAGGTGGTGGGCCAGTAATTACATTAGCTAACAGTGCGGCCAACACAAATATTGCTGTTGTTACTATGACCGTAACACGCACTGATGCATTAAGCACAAGAGTAAGTGTAAGTAAAGAACCAATCGGAATGATTGTAAGGTATCAATAATGTCTGATATAAATTTAGATTTTACCGTTGCTAATAACAATATTAATTTTACTGTTGAGCCTAACGATATAACATTTACACCAACTGATATACAGTTGACTTTTAATACAAGTAGTCAATTGAATGCAGGTGGTAGTAATACACAAGTGCAATATAACAATGGTGATTTGCTCGCAGGTTCAAGCACGTTTACTTTTAATAATACATCTAATGTTGTAACAATTACAAATGGTGTTATTGCTAACGCAAACATTCAAAATGGCATAATCAATGCAAGTAATATTACGTCAGCATTTACAAATTTAGGCAATGTTGGCAACGTAAGAATTACTGGAGGAGTCAATGGTTATGTGTTACAGACTGATGGCACAGGTAATTTAGATTGGGCGGCCGCAGGCGGCGGCGGCGGTAATGGTACGCCGGGCGGAAGCAACACACAGATTCAATATAATGATAGTGGAGTTTTTGGCGGTAATACTGGATTTACATTTAATGAAGTTAGTGGTAATGTTAACATACCTGGAAATTTAAGTATAGCTGGTACTCTTTCTGCTATTGTTGCTATTGCAAACTTTGCAAACTTCGCAGGCAATGTAACTAATTCAGCGCAACCAAATATTACATCAGTTGGGACATTAGTAAATTTAAGTGTATCAGGCAATGTTACAGCAAGCAATGCTAACTTAGGCAATGCAGTAACATCTAATTTCTTTATTGGCGCAGGTAATAATCTAAGTAATATTCAAGGTAGTAATATAACTGGTAACGTAACAAGTGCTATTACAGCTAACTTTGCAAATTATGCAGGTAATGTTACAGTTAGCGCACAGCCTAATATTACAAGTCTAGGTACATTAACAGATTTAAGCGTATCGGGCAACGCTAACGTAGGCTTACTTACATCTATTGGTAATATTACTACTACTGGAACTACAAGTATACAGCAAGCAAAAGAAAAAGTTACAGTAAGTGCTACACCAGCTACTGGAACAATTAATTTTGATATATTGACTCAAGCTATATTATTAAACACTGCAAATGCTACTGGTAATTTTACGTTGAATATTAGAGGTAATAGTACAGTTACTTTAAACACTGTAATGAATAGTAATGAAAGTGTTACTTTTACATTTGTTAATCCAAACGGGGCTAATGCATATTACGCTACTTCCGTCGCAGTTGATGGATCAACTAGAACAGTAAAATGGGTACAGCCTGCAGGTGCACCTGCTTCTGGAACAATTGCGGGAACTGATGTTTATAATTTAAATTTAATCAAAACAGCTTCCAATACGTATACTATATTTGGTAGCAGATTAGGGTACGTATAATGCCAATCACCGCATCCTTTGGAGCTCTTTCATATTCGAGATCCGGTGAGCAAAACGCCAATTGGGATTATTGGTTTTTGCAAACAAATTCCAATACCAACTTTAATGGCGCAACTTTTGATAGTACTACTACAAACTTTTATATTGGTGGAGATGACCAAATTACTGCAAATCCTGGATTTATATTAAGAATTAATGAAAATAATGATTATCCGCAGTTGATATATAATTTTGATACAGAATTTAGGGTAAGCGGGTCAAGCACAAACAGTGCTAAAATTGTTGATATTACTTACTCAACATCAGCAGGCAATATTATTTTGTGGGGGTCTGGAAAGTCTGGAAATACTGTACGTCCATATAATACTCGATTGTCTACTTCTCTGGTCGATGCTCCATTTGAGCCGACGGCATACCGATTTAGTCCTGTACTTGGCGGAAATACATTTAATCAATCAACTTTGTGTTCATTAGCTCCTGTAAGTAGTGTTACTGATTGGATGGTATATAGAGATAAC